ATGGCACATGAACGAGCCAGTCAGAGGTTCGCGAACCATTAGCAACTGCGCGTGCTGGAGTCACAGCATCAGTTTATGAAGCACCACCAGAGACGATCATCGCACCAGCTTGCGTCATTGTCGCTGATTCTCCATACCTTGAAAGCACCCTGATCAATGGATCAGTAACAAAGGTCAAAATTAACTTTATTATTTCGGCGGTTGTCGCCTATAACAACAACGCTGGCGCGCTCGATGGTTTGGAGCAGCTAGTAATTCAGATTCTCGGTGCTATGCCAGCGGGATACGTGGTCGGTAACGTTGAACGTCCAACGATCATGAACGTAGGAACTGGATCATTCTTAATGGCTGATCTTTCAGTTTCAACATATTACACACAGGAAAACAACTAAGGAGATCAGAAATGCCAACATCGATCATAACTGGCAGAGATATCACTTTCACGATTGATGGTGACAATTTCGACGCTCAGGCAACATCAGCAACATTGACAATCGATTCGACTGTCAATACGTATCAGACACTCGATGGAAAAGCGTATTACACCACCGATACTCAGGGTACTTTTAACGTTGAATTATTACAGGATTTCGGAGCTGCAACATCACTTTGTGAAGCTCTATGGAACGCAGCTGCAACAACTCCAAACACATCATTGCCAGTTTTATTTACAGTTAATGGAGTGGCTTACGCATTCAGCGTTCAGCCTATATTCCCAGACTTGGGCGGTACTGCACCAGACGCATTGACAGCATCACTGGCTTTCACTTGCGTTACAACTCCAGCGTTAGACTAAATACAAACAATCGGGAGCAAATATGAAACTAGCAATCACAATCGAATACACAGGCGGTCAAACAGAAACCTACGTGGCGCAGCCGCCAGAGTGGGCCAAATGGGAGACTAAGACTGGCTTTACGATCCAACAGGTTCAAGAGAAACTGGGGATTGCAGATTTGCTGTTTTTGGCGTATCACGCCATGAAGCGCAATGAAGCTGGAAAGCCAGTCAAGCCGTTCGAGGTTTGGATGGAGACTGTTTCAGACGTTACAACGGGGGAAAACGACCCAAAAGCCATAAGCGCGGAAGCCTAAACCGTCTCATCGTGGAGCTTGCGATTGCTACGCATATCCCGATGAGCGAATGGACAAGCGCAGAGGACATTCTGACGGCTTTGGAGATACTGGAGAAGCGCAATGGCTGAGGACTCGATTGCTTATGACAAGAGCGATTTGCGTCGCGTCTATGGGGCTTTTAAGGCCATGGATGATGAAGCTGTCGCAGCTGCCAAAAAAGAATCAAATGCTTTGGCTACATATCTCAAAGGCAAGATCGAAGGAGCTGCGGGATCGGCAAATAACAAAGTCGCGCCCATGATTGCTCAGGGTTCGCGCGTTTCAAAGTCATCCAAAACAGGTGAGATTTCGTTTGGCTTTGCAGGTCAGAAATTAAGCGGTGGCGGCACGACTCAAATGCTTTGGGGCGGTTATGAATTTGGATCCAATAAATTCAAACAATTTCCCGTTTGGTCTGGACGTGAAGGACGTGGATCGCGTGGATGGTTTATCTATCCAACACTGCGCGCCGAACAGCCTTATATCATCAATGAATGGGAAAATGCGTTTAGCAGAATTCTAAAGGAGTGGTGACATGGCAATAGGTGGATCACGTACTCTCAAGCTCACCATTCTGGGCGATGTTGATAATCTCAAAAAATCGCTTAGCGCAGCGAATAATGACGTTGAGAATTCATCCAGCAAACTAGGTGATTTCTCCAAAAAAGCAGGATTAGCGTTTGCCGCAGCTGGTGTGGCGGCAGCTGCCTACGCTGGCAAATTGTTGATTGATGGCGTGAAATCTGCCATTGCAGATGAAGCTGCTCAGGCCAAACTAGCAACAACATTGCAAAACGTTACAGGCGCGACAAATGCTCAAATTGCAGCGACTGAGGCTTATATAACAAAAACTGCTTTGGCAACGGGCGTAACGGACGACGATCTTAGGCCGAGTCTGGATCGACTAATTCGGTCCACTTTGGATGTTACGGAAGCCCAGCGACTCCAGCAAATTGCGCTTGATGTTTCTGCGGGTTCAGGAAAAAGTTTATCCGCGACAACCGAGGCAATCGCAAAGGCACTGGACGGGAATTTTGGCGCACTCAAGAAGCTCGGTATTCCGTTAGATGAAAACATAATCAAAACAAAAGATTTCGATGCTGCAATGGCTTCATTGTCTGCCACATTTGATGAGCAGGCATCAATTCAAGCCGACACATTTGCTGGAAAGATGAAGCGTCTAAACGTTGCATTTGATGAAGCAAAAGAAACTGTTGGATCATACGTACTCGACATGATTCCCAGCATTGGTGACATTATGAAATGTCTCCAAATACGATCCATGAATTAGCAGCTAGTTTTTTCAATGTTGCGCCCGAATTTGCAACACGCAATTTTGGTGTTGCGCTAGTTGCACCTGTTGAAATCACAGTCGTTGTTGCAGGGGTTACTGCGCCGATTGTTGGCTGACCTGCACCTGTAATCCAAAAAACATTGATTTCAGTACCGACTGCAAAATTGTAAGTCGCGTCAGTTGGAATGTTGAACTGTTGAGTTGCAGCATTATTCATTGAAAAAATGTTGTATTCATCTCCAGCTGCGAAAGTATATGAAGCGGTTTTTGCTGTATATGTTGAAGCTTTAGGTTGAGCAGCGGCAGCTAAATCATAGGCAGATTTTACGGCTGTGGATGTAGCAGCAAGCACGGATGAAGTTGTAGATGTTGAATCTGAAAGTTGCACCGCACCTGATTGGCTTGTTGAAGCCGATTGAATTCCAACGGTGATTGCTCCAGATGTGCCACCACCGGTAAGCGGGCTAGTAGCTGTCACGCCTGTAATGTCACCTTGATCGTTTGCTATCCACGTAAAATCCATGTCGGTGTTTGACGCTTTTGACAGAATTTGACCAGTTGTGCCACCTAGTAGATCAGCCATTGACGTTGCTACGGCTTGTCCAAACACTTCAAAATCGGCTGGCAAGTCCGTAACTAAATCCGTCGCCGTTGGCATTTGCCACGAAAATGGTGTCGTTGGGTTACTCATGTTTTCTCCTTATGCCACGATTGTGGCGTTTAGCCAATCCAATGTTGGATTGATTGTGTTCCATTTTTCAGTTATTGGGACGTCATTCCAGCGCATTGCCTGCAATGAGAATGATATCGGAGACAAATTCAAAGTAACGCTTATTTGGTTGTATGCCGCAGAAAATGTCCATCCTTCAACAAAGCCCAAATAATTGCCGCTGCTCATGTTTAAAGGTAAGTCCGAAATGGAGACCGGCATACCCATAAAAACCTTGATGAGATTATCCCGATCCGAATCGTCAATTTCTGGATTGGTTAATTCGTAGGTTATTGCGTTGAAATTGTATTGCGGAAACGCCCGAAGGCTTAAATAGAAATCAGCTTGATCTTGGGCATCGGCGGCATTGTGCAAAGTCGTACTGATAATTTGAGCCAGTTCTCCATAAGTACCGATTGACTCGCTATCAGATGCAGACTTTTCAGATGATGAAGTTGCGTCGTATTTCAAAGTGATTGAATTACGCACATCTCCGGCACGTTGCTGGATTGTCAATCCTGATCCGAGAGCATCATTTGCGGTAATTTCAACATATCCATAAGTTGCTAAATATTGGCTTCGATGCGTTGAATCTGCATAGCCAATCTGACCATTTGCATCTTCATAAATGTAACCCAGTCCCGAAGTTGCCAGAGCTGAAACAAGTGAATAAACGTCCGTCCGGTCACTTGATCTAGCTGCCAGTTCATAATTGCCTGGTCTATCGATCTCACCTAGTCCGGAATTTTGAGCATTTGCCCACGTGGTAGTTGGCGAATACGTAGCCCATGTTAAAGCCTGTGGCACCTCTTGCCATGAATCAAACAAAACAGCTTTCAAAACGTCATAAATCTGATTTCCATCAAACTTTTTTGCCAAGACTCCATTGGTCAATGCTTTTGGTAATCTGGCTAATGCGCCAACAGCGATGATTTTAATTCTTTGGCTAAATCCCACGCTACCAATCTCACCGATTGAAATAGCCACATCCACCACCGAACCACCAAAGATGGCGACAAAAGTATCGGTTGAATCCTTTAATTGAACACTCAAAGAATCGTTAATCGCGATGGCAACATTTGATTGATCCAAATTGATAATTTCAAGGTTTATATAACCGGCATTGGCTTGCTCATAGATATTGGTTCGCCCTGAATTGATGGTCAAATTAGCCAGTACCGCTGACGTGTATTCGACACCACCAATCGTCACTTTCCAAATGGGATTAAATAATGTCATGAGAATTGCAGACTATTCGCACCGTTTGTGCCACGATAGAAGCTGTTATTTAGCACGTTGATAATGCTTCGAGCTGTACCCTCGGAATCAATCGCGCCATTAACGGTGATGTTGAAAGTGTTACCACCTGATCCACCCAAACGATTGTTTGGCGTGATCATGCCGCTTGAATTTGGCGTAAATAACTCTGGGCCACGTTCGCCGACAAGATATGAGGTTCCACCTGAAACTGGCCCTCCGACAGCTTTACCGCCGCCAAATGTGCCAATTAAAGTCCCTATGACTCCAGCTTGACCCAAAAACAAACCTTTGTTGTTATTTACCAAATTAACGATATTGGTCATTTGTGCGTAAGCCTTATTGAGAAAACCAACCAGCTGAGAGAAACCAGTTATCAAGGTTGCAACCAGTGTTGCGATGCCTTCAAGTGCAAGCCTGAAATTGTTGCCCATAAGTGGTGCAAGATAAACTTTGACAAACTCCCACAATGCGCGAAAGCCATCATTAAGAGGTTTCAATTCCGTTGCATTATCCGTCAAGGCTTTCTTGATCTTGTCGAAAGCCACTCGCAAACCTTCTAAAACTGGCCCGACAACAGCTCCGATGGCTGGAATTACGTCGTTGTATAAGAAACTCCACCATGTCCTAAAGATTGGCAAAATGTCATCACGTAATGCTTTGAAGATCGCGGCAAACGCTGGCCCTAATGTTTGACCCAAAGTATTTGCAAATTGTGTAACGGCTGGGATGCCCTTATCAACAAATGTTGTGAGCAGTGGCGTAATGGCATCGAGTACGTATGATCCAACAGTTTCCTGGCCCTAATCAT